ACCCTATTCATGTGTCATCATGCAGCCAATGTTCTTTTAAATGGATATGATGTTCTTTATATTACACTTGAAATGGCAGAGGAACGGATTGCAGAACGAATAGATGCTAACTTGATGGACTTGACCATAGATGAATTACATGACCTACCTAAGACCCTTTTTGAAAGTTCAGTAGATAGTATTAGAAAGAAAACTCAGGGGAAACTGATAATTAAGGAATACCCTACAGCCTCTGCCCATTCAGGACATTTTCGTGGACTGATAAAAGAATTAAAAATCAAAAGACAATTTTCACCCAAAATTATATTCATTGACTATTTAAACATTTGTGCTTCCACTAGATTTAAATCTGGTGCAAATGTAGGATCTTATTTCTACATTAAAGCTATTGCAGAAGAATTGAGAGGATTTGCAGTCGAAGAGAATGTTCCAATCGTCTCAGCTACTCAGGTGAATAGAAGCGGATTCACCGCATCTGACTTTGGATTAGAAGATACAAGTGAGAGTTTTGGTTTACCATCAACCGCTGATTTCATGTTTGCACTCATACAAACTGAGGAATTAGAGGGACTTAACCAAATACTGGTAAAACAACTCAAAAATAGATACAATGACCCCACCAAAAACAAAAAATTCATACTTGGAATAGACAGACCAAAGATGAAACTATATGATGTTGAACAACAAGCTCAACAAGATTTAGTTGATTCTGGTCAAGAAATTCCTACATCTCAAGTAAATACAGAAGATTGGAAGTTTTAGTATTATAAATACTTTCAAGTACTTTTATTAACATGGGAATTTGAAAACAACTCGCCTTTTTGTCTACAATTCCCCTTATCTACACTATAAATGTTAAGTTTCAAAGATTATTTACTGGAAGGTAAACTTAGTCAACCAGAATTAGAAAAAGTCAGAGATGGCGTAAAACGTGCAGACTTTGTTTTGGATTGGATTAAGAAAGGTGAATCTGTTGAAATTGATGGAGTTAAAACTAAAATAAGTTTTATTTCTGATAAACATGAGGATATGTACAGAAAAGGTTCATTCAAGTCTGGTAGAACATATCAATCTCTTTTTAAAGATACAAGTGGAAATTTATATAAAATAACTGATATAGATAAGACTGCCGAGTTTGGTGGTGGTCGTGGTTCTGGTGGTGGAGCTTCTAACTCTAAAAGTACTGAATCTGCACAATGTGTATATGCACAAGCTTATTTTGATGACCCAAAAACAAAATTTACACCAGAAGATTTAAAAGCCGCTTATAAAAAAGTAGATGTAGATGCAAAAGAAGCTGAGGTTTTGGATATTACTGATGAGTGGAAAATGTCTTGCATTACAGGAGCTCATATTTTAAAATCAGCAGTAAAAGGAAAATCTATGAAATTTCATAGAGGTTCTACTTGGGTTAAAGCTATAGAAAAGAAATTTAAAACCTTAAATAAAGCTGCAGGATTTCCATTTTCAAATGTTAATAAGTGGAATCCCGCTGATATATGGATGTGTAGTAGTGATTCACAGTCTGTCTCACTTTTAGAATCTAAGACTTTAGAAGAATTGAATTCTAAAATGCATCTGAAATTTCAATCTAAAGATATTTACGGAGTATCACTTAAATTAATGAAGGGTGCTACTCATGTAACTGTTATGAATTATAAAGAAAATCCAAAAATTCCAGAATATAAAGGAAAAACAGTTGGTAAAAGGAGTTTCTATGGTTCTAAAGATGTTTATTTAAAATATGAAGGTGGAGAAATTCAATTTAGAGGATTTGGTGGGAGGTTAGATAATTGGCAAGGAGAATTAGGAGGAGCTCATGCAAAATTAGGTAAAGTGGGTAGGGGTTCAATCAATGCGGTTCTTAAAAAATTAGGATTATCTACTGTGCCAGATGAAGGAACACTTTTAAAGAAAATACAGGATGAAAAAGATGTTTTTATAGAAAAAGATTTCTGGCCTTTAGTAAATCATTTTAGTAGTGAAACAGGTGAACGAAGTTTTAAAACATTCAATACAAATTTAAAGAAGAAGAATAAAATAAATGATACATTTTGGTTAAAATCAAAATATCTTGGATTATATTTATTTAAAATTATAGAGAAGAAAGAACCTATAGTTACACAAAGTCTTATAACATATGCTTCATCAGCATCTGATTTATCATCAGTTCATTTAAAATTAATGTAATGATAAACTTTAATGAAGTATATTATAAATCAGTTCAAAAAGAGGCAGTTGCATGGACTGAAAGTTTATCTACCATGTTATTCGATTTGCCAAGAGATGGTCTTGCAGATTTGAAGATTCCGTTGTCTCCAGCAATATTCAAAAGGATATGGCCAGAGTCAATTCGTTCAAAGGCATTTCATTTAACTGATTTTGAGGGTGTTCATAAATTAAAAAAAATACAAGGTGGGAAAAAGTCAATCTCTGCTTTTTATAATATGGAAGATCATATGATTCAAAGTGGAATTAGAACACAGGGTGGTTATGTTGTAGAGTTAGAAGGTGATGTTCTTGCAGCTGCACCAGATGATATTTCAAGTCAACCAGACAAAACAGGTAGAAGGTGGTTGACCTTTAGTTCACTTATGAATCCACCTACTGCCAGTGATCCAGGCTTGGGTGGTAAAAGTAAACTCAAGAGAATAGAAAAAGATTTAGAGAACTTATTAATAGAAATTCTTGTTAAAAATGATGTGGGGCCATACAAGAAAGGTTTGACTACCAGAGAACTTAACAAAGCATGGTCTTGGCTTGGTAAATCAACTGGTGGAAAAGAAAAATCAATAATTATCAAAGATTATATTGATGGTATGGAAAAGATTATGAAGAAGTATTCCAAACCATTAAAATCTGTATTTACAGATTATACCAAGAAAAGAACTCTTGATCCAGATGAAGATAGTGGTGAAACTGCAATGTGGGATGAATTAGTGGTTAATAAGTTTAAGATACAAAAGATTCATGTAGCAGGAGGTTATCTTGGGCCAGACTATCATGATGATGAAGTTAGAGATAGACATAGTAAAATCTTATCTACATTAGGATTTCCATTTGAATTGTGGGAAGATGTGGGAGATTTAGTAGATTATATTACTAGAACAGTACAGAAAATAAAACTATGATTGGTTTTAAACAATACATAAAAGAGAGTGGTAAGGCTGTCAAGGGTGTTGATAGAATTAACCAAGAAAATGTCAAAGATACTCTAAAATCTATATCAACTGGAATTGTTAAGGTTCTAAAGATCACAGATAAGGATACTGGTTTACTTGGTTCAACTGGAAAGAAAAAGCCAGGTGGTTCTTCTGGTGATATTGATATGGCGATTGATGCAAATAAAGTTCTAAGAGCAAATGGTATACAACTAGCAGATGAACTTTTTGATTTCATTGCAAACAAAGTAAAGAAAATTTCTAAGACTACTGTTTCTAACAAAGGAACTGGTGTAATATCTCTTGAATGGCCAATTGCAAATACTGACGGTAAACAAAAAAATAAAAAGGTTCAACTTGATTTAATGATTGTTGATAATCTTGACCTTGCGAAGTTTAATTTCTGGAGTCCTAGCGAAGAGCAATCAAAGTGGAAGGGAATTTATAGAAATATTTTATTGTCATCTATGGCTTCTGCAATGAATTTTGAGACTCTTGAAAAGGGATATGATGAAAATGGTGTAGAAGTTCCTACTCTTTTTAGAAGAAATTTCATAGATTTGAAACGTGGATTAATAAGAGGATTACAAACAAGAGTTGGAAAATCTGGTAAGTTATTTACAAATGGTAGAAAACAAACAATTGATACTAAAATTCTTGAAGATCAACCAGATAATATTGTAAAGGCAATACTTGGCCCAACATTTACAGTCAATGATACTCAATCATTTGAATCTTTATTTAAAATTTTAGATCATTCTAAATATTTGTATAGAAGTAAAAAGAAAGAAATTATTAAAACCTTTATTACTGTTATTGGTAAATCTAAAGGACTTGTTGTTCCCGATGAGATGGAGGAATTTGTATAGATGATTACATTTAAACATTATATTGAAGAAGAAAAAAATGCTCATCTTACACATATTGACCAATCGTTATTAATTGATGGTAGTGGTGGAATTACAGTAACAGTTAATTTTTTAGAATCACTTATTAATATGTTGAGTGGGGGTTCAAATAATTCTTTAAAAATTGGATTAAAATGGGATGGTGCTCCAGGCTTAACAGCAGGAATTGACCCTGAATCTGGAAAGTTTTTTGTTGGAACTAAATCGGTATTTTCAAAGAAAATTCCAAAAGTAAATTTTACAAATGAAGATATTGATAAGTTTCATGGAGGTCAAGGTGAGCTTGCAGACAAATTAAAACTGACATTAAAATTATTACCTAAAATTTGGAAAGGTAATGGAGTATTTCAAGGTGATTTAATGTTTACACCAGATCAAAAGTCTAAAGAAACAATAGATGGAGAATCATTGTTGATGTTTAGACCAAACAGTATTTCATACGCAGTACCATTAGATAGTGATTTGGGAAAACAGATCAATTCTGCAAAACTTGGTATTGCAATGCATACAAGATATACTGGAAAAACATTACCAGAAATGTCTGCATCATTTGATGTATCTAAAAATGAGTTTAAAGAAAACAAAGATGTTTGGTTTGATGATGCCAACTTAACAGATATAAGCGGTGCATTGTTTGATTCAAAAGACACTAAAAGTGTATATAATCTTATAAAAAATATAAAAAGAATTTCTGTAAAGTCAAGAATTGCAATATCTAGATTACAAAAAGGTTCTAAAGGATTAATTATGGAACTTTTAAGATTTGATAATACTGAAATTAAAAAAGGTTTAGGGATAACGAATTCTAAAAAATATTTTACTGATTTTATTGAATGGCTAATTAAAGAAAAGAAAACCAAATTAAAATCATTTAATATAATAAAGGAAAAAGAATTAAGATCTAAATTAAAATCTGAAAGTAAAGATTGGGAAATAATCATCGAATTTATTGCACAGACAATTACTATAAAAGAAAAAATTGTTATTCAATTAAATAAAATAAAACAATTAAAAACTTTTGTTAAAACTGATTCTGGTTTTAAAGTAGTTGGTCAGGAAGGATTTACCGCAATATCTGATGGTAAAATTGTAAAATTAGTAGATAGGTTAGAATTTACTAAAAATTTATTTAATACAACTAAAAATTGGGACAAATAAGGAGTTAAAATGTCAAGATATAGAAAATCGTGGACACAGGTATTAGGTGAAGTACGAGAAGGTACTGAAGCTAAAGAAGCTGTTGTAGTTGAGGGAGATTACAAGTATGATGGTAAGGTGGTTAAAATCTCTAAAAAGAATTTTAGTAAAGTTCATAAAGACTACAAGAACTCTACTAAGGGTAAAGAAACAATGTTAATTAATGACCCAAAAACTAATGGCACTATTAGT